AGAACTATCAGAACAGGTTATCAAATTAAGAACCTTAGAAGATAAGTTCGCTGCAAAAGAAGAAGAATTAAAAAAACTAAAAAATGATATGGACGTTTTATCTGGTGAGGTTATACCTACTATGATGACAGAAATGAATATATCAAAATTTAGTTTAGCAGACGGGGCAGCTGTAGAAGTTAAACCCGTTTATGGTGCTTCCATTCCTAAAGCAAAACAGGAAGAAGCATTTAACTGGCTTCGTAATAATGACTTGGGGGATCTTATCAAAAATGAGATCACCGTTTCCTTTGGTCGTAACGAAGATAACAAGGCAGCAGAGTATGCTGTCCTTGCACAAGGTCAAGGATATCAACCTACCCAGAAGTTAAAGGTTGAGCCTATGACACTTAAAGCATTAGTTCGTGAGCGTCTTGAATCTGGGAAAGAGATGCCCACGGACTTATTTAACGTGTTCGCAGGAAACAGAACCAAAATAACGAGGAACAAATAAACATGAACCAAGTAGCAGAAAAAAAGACTGCAGGTCTTCCAACAAATGTGTTTGAAGATGATGCAGCAAAAGGTTTGGGCTCAATAGGTCAAGAAGATCTAGCTCTTCCTTTTCTAAAAATCCTTGGACAACTATCTCCAGAGGTAAACAAAAGAGATGGTAAGTATGTCGAAGGTGCAGAACCAGGTATGATATATAATTCAGTATCTGGCGATCTGTATGACGGAGTAAAAGGTATCAATGTGATTCCATGCTTTTACAAGTTGGAGTACATTGAATGGAAAGATAGAGGAGAAGGACCAGGAGCACCAGTTGCAATCTATGATTCATCTTCTGATATCATGTCCAAAACAAAACCGGATGCAAACTACAAAGATAGATTACCAAATGGTAATTATATTGAGAAGACTGCATCGCACTTCGTTATTGTTGAGGGCGATAGTCCATCGACAGCGTTGATATCTATGAAATCTACTCAATTAAAAATTAGTAGAAAATGGAATTCAATGATGTCTGGAATAAAAATGAAAGGTAAGAATGGGTTATTTACACCAGCATCTTTCAGCCACATTTACAGACTAAAAACTACCCAAATGTCGAACGATAAAGGCACATGGTTTGGTTGGGAAGTCAGTAAAATTGGTCCAGTAACTGATCAATCCTTATATGGTCAAGCCAAAACGTTTAGTGAAAACATATCGAAAGGTAATGTTAAAGCTAAGCATGGTGAAGAAAAGCCAAAGGAAAGCATTATCTAATTCTCTAAGAGAATGAGTGCACAGTGTGGGCCAAGCGGGAGACTGAGTGGCCCACAGCAACAGTTATGGATAAAAGATATATAGAATTTTTTAATGGGTATCGACATGCATATGGTGTGGCTGACTTTGAACACCCGGATGCATACGTAGATTCTGAGACTGGTAAAAAGAAACCAGTATACAGATGGAACTACGAAGAACTTACACCAGAAATTTATCAAGCACATTTAGAAGGCACACTATCAATAGGTATACAACCCTGTAATGAAAACTCTGAAGTTAAATTTGGAGTCGTAGATATAGATCCAAAGGATTACGAAAACTTTAATAAAAAATTTTTTATAGATAAGATACAAGAATACAAATTACCATTAGTCCCCGTGTGTTCTAAAAGTGGTGGACTACACTTATTTTTATTTATGAAATCTTTTACAGACGCAAAATCTGTAAGATCATTTTTAAGTAATCTATTACCACTATTTAAATTAAAATCAGATTGTGAAATATTTCCAAAGCAAACACAGTTAACAAAAGATAATGAAACAGGACAACTACGTCCAGGTCAGTTTATAAATCTACCCTATCTAGGAGGTAATCAAAGGCAGGCACTAAATGCAGACGGTACTAAGTTTACCTTAGACCAGTTTATGCAGGTCATAGAGATAAACCTGGTAGACAAAGAAAGACTGAAAGGAATTACACAATCCATAGAAGAACAAGACATGAAAGATGTCGATGAAGATTTTCACGATGGACCACCGTGCCTAGCAATACTATCAAAACTTACAAAAGATCCTGCGTTCGATGGCAAAGATAGATTTATGTACAACTATCATGTGTTTGCAAAAATGAAATTTGCAGATAATTGGCAACAAAAAGTTATGAATGCACCAGTAAAATATTTTGCAGGTGATCATGCAAATGCATGGGATCAAAAGTTTTTAAGTCAGAAAGTAAAATCATGGAATAAAAGTACAAAAGGTTATACATGCACACAGAGTCCAATCAGTGAGTATTGTAAGAAAGGTATTTGTGTTAAGAAAAAGTTTGGAGTCTTGGCAGGATCAAAAGGTTCATACCCTGTGCTTACAAACTTGAAGAAGATAGACTTAGATCCAGAACCAGAATACGAATTTGATGTAACAAAACCAGATGGTATTAGTACAGCAACAGTGCATTGTAGATCTGTTGAACATTTAAATGATCAACGTAAGAGACGTAATTCAATATCAAAAGCTGCAGGATTCTTACCACCACTTATCAAAGGTGATCAAGAACAAACAGTCATGGATGCATTATATCTTACACAAAAAGTTGTACATCCACCAATAGGTACATCACCAAAAGAAAAACTACATGATGTAATACATGCGAAGATAAATGGACCTAGGGCTAGCAGTGATGCAGCGTTTAAAACTGGATCTGTATTAATAGAAAACGATCTAGCATTTTTTAAGTTTGATAAATTTTTTGATAAATTAAAATCTAAAAACTGGAAGCATAGCGAAGATAAAACAGGACGTATGATACAAGTTATATATAAAGATTGTGAGATACAATTCTTAGAACAAAAAAGATTTCCGTCTAAAGAATCAGGTAAATATAATTCATCTACAAAAAATGTGGTGCAGATAAATATAAAATCATTTGAAGAAGTACCAATACACCATACTAAACTGGTACATAAAACGGAGATAATGTGATTAGTAGAAAATTATTCGGGCCTCCGGGCACAGGGAAAACAACTAAGTTATTAAGATATGTAAAAACATTTTTAAAACTAGGAACACCCATAGATAAGATAGGATATTTTGCATTTACAACTAAAGCTGCAAACGAAGCTATTGATAGAATGCTAGACTACCACACAGCTTTCCAAAGAAAAGATCTAAAGTATTTTAGAACACTACACTCTTTGGCATTTACAAGACTTGGATTAAAAAAATCAGAAGTATTACAAGACGAACACTATGAAGATATTGGTAGAAGGCTAGGAATACAGATGACAGTTTATTCTAACGGCCAAGAGACTACAGGATTTGTAGATTCTAGCAGTGAATATTTTAATCTTATCAATGCAGCTAGGATTAAAGAAATACCCATAATGGACGAATACAATACGGATATGTATTCACAAGAGATGGATAAACAATTGTTAAAAATTATCTCAGACGAATTACAAAACTACAAAGACTCATACAAGTTGGTAGATTTTACTGATATGATTGAAAGATTTAATGTGTCCGAATTGTGTCCTAAATTTGACGTAGTTTTTATTGACGAAGCACAAGATTTATCGCCGATACAGTGGAAAATGGTTGATATTATAAGGAAAAATTCTAAATATGTTATACTAGCAGGCGATGATGATCAAGCGATTTATGGCTGGGCAGGTGCAAATGTAAAAAAATTTCAGCAGGAAATTTCAAAAAAAGAAATAATTTTGCCACAATCTTACAGGGTCCCACAAACCGTACAAAACGTTGCAGATAAAATATTAGATCTAATTCCAGGTAATAGACGAGTATTAAAAAATTGGAAAGCTAGAAAAGAACCAGGCACAGTAAATTATGTAATGAGTGTAGAGGATGTACCTCTTCATGAAGGTAATTGGTTAGTCCTTGCAAGATACAATGATAGACTATCCAAACTAATGCCATCATTAAAAGATAGAGGTATCTATTTTCAATACAAAGGTCGTAAGAGTTATAGGGTATCTTTATTTAGAACCATTCTAAACTACATACGTTGGCAAAAAGGTGAGTTGTTATCTCTATCAGAAGTAAAAGATATTTTAGAGTGTTCAGGTAGTGGTTTAAAACCAACAGAAGAAAAAATGTATGACTTAAGTGATTTATCTTTTTCAAAAGATATAGAGTGGTTTGATGCATTCCAAGTAGATTATGGAGAATGTTTATATATCCGTGAAATGTTAGGTTTGGGTGAAAAATTATCTAAAGACGCAAGAGTAAAACTATCTACAATACATGCAGCAAAAGGTGGAGAAGCAGATAATGTTTTATTAATTTTAGACAATACAAAAACAATAAGAGAAGCATCAGAAAAAAGTATAGAGAAGTTCGATGAAGAACATAGGGTTTGGTATGTGGGTGTAACGCGTACAAAACAAAATTTATATATCATGTCAGCAAAAAAGGAGGATCAAGGTTATGAAATCGAAGGTTTGGGATAAGCAGCACGGCGGGAGTCACTATAAAAAGTATGTCATACAGCCCAGTAAGTTTGTGGTTGAGAATAAACTTTTATATCCTGAGGGATGTGCTATAAAATATATTATAAGGCATCAAGATAAGGGAAAGAAACAAGATTTGTTGAAAGCAATACATTTTATAGAAATGATTATAGAGAGGGACTACAATGAAAATTCCTAAATTTGAAGCGCAGACTGAATGGGTTAAGCCTACAGAATTTCCTGACCTACGACATGTAGAAGAAATTGCAATCGATTTAGAAACAAAAGATCCAGACTTATTAAAGAAAGGATCTGGTTCTGTAATTGGTAATGGTGAAGTTATTGGTATCGCTGTTGCAACAAAACATTTCAAAGGATACTTTCCAATTGCACATGAAGGTGGTGGTAACATGGATAGGAAACGAGTCTTATCATGGTTGAAAGATATATTAGAATCACCATCAACAAAAGTTTTTCACAATGCAATTTATGATGTGTGTTGGTTAAGATCTATGGGTTTTAAAATTAATGGTGACATAGCCTGCACAATGATAGCTGCAGCGTTGACTGATGAGAATAGATTTCGTTATGATCTTAATAGTTTATCCTGGAATTATCTTGGCTATGGTAAGAACGAAGCTGCACTTGCAGAAGCTGCAGAGTCTTGGGGCATTAATCCTAAATCAGAAATGTATAAGCTACCATCAATGCATGTTGGTGCATATGCTGAACGTGATGCTGAAGTTACGTTTGGACTTTGGCAAGAAATGAAAAAAGAAATTATCAATCAAGACTTAGAAAATATATTTGATTTAGAGTCTGATTTATTTCATTGCTTAGTTGATATGAGATTCAAAGGTGTACGTGTAGATGTAGA